TACTTTCTTTTCTTCACTCACAGGTCTCCCTCCGCACGATTTTCAGAATAGTATACATCAAATGCACCACCAGGATATCGTGCTTCTAGTTTCTTCACATTGCGGGCAATCACATCATCGAATGAAACACCGAGTGCCATGCAGGCTTGAGCAGCATACCACATAAGATCACCGAGTTCAATAATAAGATGCTCACGGTTATGGTCGTCCCAAGGTTTTCCCTGAAAAACCATCTTCTTAATGATTTCAAGAAACTCACCACCCTCAGCATTGATTCCAACGCCAGCAGTAAGAAGTCGTTCAATATTGGCACCCTTTTCGTCAAGTTCGACAAGACGATCACTAAGGGCAACAAAATCAGTAGAGGCGTCGCTAGTAACAGCATCCACAAATTTTTGATAACGTTCAAAATCAATTTTACTCATAAGTCCAAAGGTTGTTGTTGTGTGTCTGGTAATTTTTGCTGTAGGGGGATTTCCTGACCCCCAATTTTGATAGAAGGAATCTTTAGAGATTCCAAAGGTTCAATAGTGACTGTTTCTTTCCACTCCAAACGATTAGATTTGAAAGTGCCTTTACGACATTCTGCTAACCATTTAGCATCTCTTTCGTTTCCACAATCAGCAATCTTATTTCCTTTACTATCATATACTGTATAGTAAATCAAAACTTGAATCCGTCAAATGACTTCTTAGGTTTATCTTCGTAATTATACTCCTCTTCTTGCCCAGAGTCAAGTATGTTGTCTTGTGCAGTTTGTTCACAATCATAAAGACGCATCTTTGCACGATCAATACCCACAATAAATCTCTTATTCACTGTTGGGTCATTGTATCGATTCTTCAACTGCTTCACCATAATCTGTCCAATCTGTTCAAGTTCCTCTGTGCTAATAAGGGCAAACATAAGATCAGCAGTAGCAGGGAGACCAAAGGACTCAGAAGTGTCAGTAAGGTCAACATCAGAGCTACCATAACCAGAACGAGTGGTCTGGGTGGCAGATACGATAGGGACCTCGGCTTCGACAGCCAACCCTCTAAGCTCCTCTGCAATAGATTTAATATAGCTATATGAATTGATAGAGCCGTTCTGCCTATAGCGGGAGGAAGCACATATATTAAGGTAATCAATGAAAATAATATCAGGTCTAAATGACTTCTTAAGTGCAAGTTCATTAAGAAGTGCTTTAAAGTGTCCACTGTGTGCAGATGCTGTAGGATATTCTTTAATTATAAGTGAACCCTGAGTTTTTGCTGCTAACTTAGTCACTTTATTTTCAAATGATGACTTGGGAAGTTCTGTCAGGTCTTGGATCGGGACGTTGAGAAGGTTGGCGTCAATTCGTTCAGCAATTTTCTCTTCTGCCATCTCCATTGTAATATAGAGAACGTTCCGTCCTTGGAGCAACACGGAGCTAGCAACATGGCACATGAATAGAGACTTGCCGACCCCTGTACCAGCAAGCGCGATGTTAAGAGTCTTGTTAGGTAGACCACCTTTCGTGACTTTGTTAAAGTATTCGAGATCAAATGGTATTTTGTCTTCTTTCTTGTGATAGAACTCATATCTTTCTTCGTAGTTTTGTAAGTAGTCGTGCCCAATATTATTGTCAAAAGAAACTGCAAGAGCATCGGAAAGAATGCTAGGAATAGCATCCCGATTCTTCTTTTCATCATTGCCATCTGCAATGTGAATCGATTCCATCAAAGCAAGATAAATCGCACGATCACGACACCACTTTTCAGTAGTGTCTAGTAACCATTGATGATCTACTGGAGAGTCTGTAAATGAATTACAAATATCTCTTGTTTCTTTAATTTCACTCTCGTTTAGATCAGTTCGATTCTCAACCTCAATATTTAGTGCTTCTGTTGTAATCGCAGAACCATACTTGACAATAAACTTAGTAATCTCCTCAAAAATTACTTTTTCAGTTCTTTGCTCAAAATATGTTGGTTCAATAAATGGAATAACTTTGCGAGAATAATCTTCGTTGTGTATTAAGTTTCTAAGAATTGTAGTCTCAATTCGTTCCATAAGAGAACTCAATCTTTGCAATTTGGTCAAGTTTCTCCATTACTTCTGGAGTAAAATAAGTTTCAGGTTCTTTTAGAATTGCCTTGGCATAAACTTTTTTAGTTTCACCATCAACAGTCATCTCATATCGACCAGCAACATTTTTCCAAAGTCCACCAATCTCCCCTAACTCAAGTAAGCCATAATACCGATCAAGACCACGACTATCGTAAAATAAACGAATAGTGACATCCTTATTCTCCTTGCTTAGACGTGACTTAGCAGTCTTTGCCTTGATAAGATTTCCGACAATTTCTGTTCCGTCTTTTTCTTTCTTCTTGCTGAGATGAATGATGGTACTGGCAGCATACTTAAGACCAGAACCACCACCCATCTCTTTAGTAGGAACATAAGCACCGATGACATCATAAGTGTGATTGGTAACGATCATTGGTATGTTAGCCTGCCCCAACTTGAGTGTCAACATTCTGAAAGCACCCTTAATCAGTTGTGATTTTGTCATATCACGAACTTGCTTGTCGTTGAGTGCATCAGTAATCTCCTTCTCAGTGGAAAGCATACCAAGAGAGTCTAGCACAAACATACAGGGTTTGCGTTCATCTGCTGCCTTTTTCATATAAAGATCCACTGCCTTGAGTGCCTTGCTACGAAACTCTTCGACAGTTACAACATTTACAACAACCGTGCGATTCAGATCAACACCACGACTTTCTAGGAGTGACTTATTGACAGCTGCCTCAGTATCAAAATACAAGCAATATCCATCAGGATTAGAGTCCAGAAAATTCTTAACCACTGCGAGGCTAAAAAAAGTTTTTCCAGTACTAGACTCCCCAGCAATGGCAGTAATCTTATTCCCAGATACACCACCAAATAAACTACCTGAAACAAGTCCATTAAAGATGTATGAACCTGTGTCCACGTAAGTTTCTGCTTCGTCGATGTCTGCTGCGAGTTTTGTGAAGTCATCTCCAATCTCTTTTACAATATCTTTTAAAAAGTCCATTATCCGAAAAATAGTTCAAGGTTTACAGTTTTTTCTACATTCCACCCAATTGCATCAAGAATAGACTTGAGTGGTTCTACAAAACTCTTTTCAAATTGTAGTTCATAGTCAATGTACTTGTCAAGACCGAGTTCTGTAGGGAAGTCTTGAATAAATGAAATTACATTCTCTTGAATGATATTTGGTTTCTTGAGATAAAGAAACTTAATCTTTTCACCATTATTGATTAAAGAATACTTATTATCAAGTTTCTTTTGTTTAATGTAGTGATTAAAAAGAAGTGCTCCACGACAATGAATGGGAGTACCTTTAGTATAAATGTCGGAATGAGATTTATACTTTACAACATCAGATACTGATCGAGGAAAAGCAATTTCTTCAGGAGGAAGTTGCTTAAACTTCTTGCGAGACTCATCAATAAAGTTAATGACATCTTCTTCTGTACCACTCATCATCAACTTAAGTCCATCCTTAATCATCTGACGACAAGGTGCTGGAGTGGAGGACTTGACTGCCTCAATTCCCATCATCTTTAGTTTGGGTTCATTGTACTGAACACCTTCACTATTCCATACGTTGAGAATATAACGTTTCTTTGCAGTCCAAATACCACGTTCTGCAATGTTCTCACGTTTCATAATCATCTTCTGTTCATATGCCTGAACGTAGTCCGCAAGTTCCGTATAAGATTGTTCGATGAATGGTTCCAACTTGTCTTGACAGATCTTATCAAGTAACTGAACAATCTTTGTTTTATCGTCAGACTTATTACTAAGAAATTTATCAACAAGAGGTCCCATATTAAGATAGATTGAGTCAGTGTCAGATGCGATGACATAATCGACTTCCTCAGTTTGTAAAATCTTATTTAGAAATCCATTCATCTTGTTCTCAATCCAACGAATGGAAACCTGACCCGAGAGAGTAATTGCTTCAGCATTTGCAAGTTTATAATACCTAAAATACTGATTACCAATGGCACCATAAGCAGAGTTGAGTTGAATCTTTCTTGCCATCTGGATGTTGTTGCACCGTGCAATTTCTTTCTCCAGTGACTTCGTTGGAGTTTTTTCATAATCTTGTTTTGCGGCAAGCATCTTCTTTTTATAGATGGTTCGATCTTTATAGATCTTTTCCATCAACTCAGGCAAAAATCCACGAACATCCTTGCGGTACATTGCACCATTGGCACACACCGCATTGTCCTTATACATTTCAAACGTCAGTTCTTCGTTTAAAATCTTATCTACCGTAGCCGAAGGATGTCGAGTATCTTGTAATGTCTCCGGGGATATGTTGTACTGCATGATAAGGTGAGGGTAAAGAGAATTGAGGTCAAAAGACACAACCCAATCATACTTTCCCGGAATCGGTTCCTTAACATAGGCACCTGCGTACTTGGAATCTTTGTCTGAACGTTCTTTAGGTGGGATCACAATATCTCTTTTTTTGAGATAGTTGTAAATAATCGCATCCCACATACGAACCTGAAAGAACACATCATTATAGTTTACCTTGGCATCATATGCCATAGTAATTGCAAGTTCAATCAGTTTCATCTTGTCTTCCATTCGGTCAACAAGTTCCACGTCAATGATGTTATATTCTACAAACTTTTGCCACCCGTTTGTATAAAAATCCTTAAAAGTATCAAACTCGGAGTGATCTAATTTCTTCTGTCCAAGTTCTACACTAGCTATGTAGTCTAGACGATACGATTCTTGTGCTTTATATGTAAACTTCTTATACAATGTTAGATAATCAAGTTGAGTAATGCCACCAACATCATATGAAATCTGTTTACGACCCATCACAACAGTCTCACGTTCAGTCACCAATCCCCAAGGTGACATACGTTTCATCAACTTCTCCCCAAGAATACGATCAATACGACGAACAAGGTATGGAATATCATACAACTCACTATTCCAACCAGTGACAACCTCGGGAGTGTTTTCTTCAATCATCCACCAGTTAATGAAATCTGTCAGAAGTTCATACTCAGTACGAAAACCTTTATAAAGAACATTTGCTTGTTTATTATCAAATGGACCACGACCCCAGGTGCGAATCTGCTTTGTCGCATAATCCTGAATTGTAATCAACAAAACCTCTTCGGCAGCAGATTCTACATCAGGGAAACCATTTTCCGATGCAACCTCAATATCGAGAGTAGAAATCTTAATCTTATTAGTATCAAACTTAATCTCTTCCTCAGGATACATCTCAGAAATATACTGACAGATGTATCGATCATTCCCATAGATTTTAAAGTTTTCTACACCCTCATACTTTTTAATAAAATCTCTACACTCACGAACAGATCCAGGTTGAACAGATTCAACGTTTTCACCCTCAAGAGTTTTGTACTTTGTTTTCTTATTTGAAGGAACAAAAAGAGTCGGATAAAACTTCTCACGGGTTGCAAAATGTTTTCCATTTTCATAACCACGTACCAAGAAGTGATCTCCGACCATTTGTACGTTTGTATAAAACCGCATCAGTTAATTTTTTCCAAGTATTTTTCAAGTAGTTCCGAATTAGGATCGGCAATAGTAATAATTTTATCAGAACTGATCATAAATTCAACTTGATCAGTATTATCCATCATCCAAGGACAAAGATTGTGCCCTTCCCAGATTTCATGCGGTTTAATGAGTTTGCAATCTGGTTGACCAATATCGGCACCAACCTCAACAATTTCACTAATCAGTCTTTCACTGTTCGTCAGTAGAATCAGTTTGATCGTCTTGTCCATTAATCATCTCCTCATAAAGTTTTTCAATTTCTTTGGCAGGACTTACAACAGTCACAAGCCAATCATATCTCACAGGAATTTCCTTATCCATAGTAAGTGGAATCCAAGGAGAAAATGACACATTCATTTGACCCTCATCTTCATCTGTTGTGGGTTCTTCCGTCAAAAATCCATATCTGGGAGCAAGATTTACTGCGTAAGGATTTTTAAATAGATATCCACAAATCTTTTCTTCCTGAACCAATTCTTTAATATCAGCAATAACTGATTCTCCAGACTTTAATAATGCAATCTTAATCGACATTTTTAATTTACCTCTCAAGTCATTATAACACAAAAAAATCGGGGTGTCTATGGATTTTGCCATAGAACCCCGTGCGGCGACGATACCTAATATTTAGTTTTCAGGAAGTGTTATGATAGTGTTGGTGCGAGAACTGCCCAACTAAAAAGAGATGATACGGTTCCTAACAGAAGAGTGGCGGCTGTAAAGTTCATAAGTCGTCCTCCAAGTTACATAATTATATAGAAAACTGTATCACTATGATACAAAACTCTGTATCAACCACAACAAAAATATAAAGAAAATGTTAGGATTTACAAATAATCTTTTCTTTGGTGGTGCTCTGGGACGATTTTTCCCAAAACAATACTCAGTAACCCATCCTCAAATACAACTGATCTAACTTCCGTTTCATCTGAGAGGGTCCAAGATCTGGTGAAAGATCTCTGAGCCACTCCTCTGTGGATATAATCGGTTCCAGTTTCTTTATCCTCTTTTTGTCCTTCGACAAAGAGTTTACCGTCTTGAGTGTAGACATTGACTTCTGCTTTTTTAAATCCTGCTAGTGCGAGTTCTAGTCTCGATTCTACGTTGCTTACCGTGACTAGATTGTATGGGGGATAGTTTGTCGTTGTTTCGTGGAGTCTAAACAGACGATCAAAGTATTCGTCCATACCGATGCTATTCCTATTTATACGGTCTAGCAACTGATCCATATTGGCAGCATTGTACCTTGTAAGATTGTTCATCTTTACTTCTCCTTTTAAAGCGAGATTTGATTGTGTGGACCC